CACGAATCACAGATTCTTGTAACCACTGATTATCCCGAAGAACACCCCGCATTAATAGAACCTCTGTTACAGGGGCATTATTAATACGTGGTGCTGGGTCTGATAGGGCTTCGTTGGCAGCATCAATTGCGGCTGTATTTGTTTCAATCATTTTATTTTCCTTTTAAGTAGACTATTTAAGAAGCAATGCTTAGTGCATTAATTTTGGCTAGGTCATATTCAATAATAAAACCTTCATGCACAAGGCTTAGTTCATGAACCATAATTTCGCTACCACTTGCGTTAAGACCACTCATTGTAAATGACGCAGGCCATGCATTAAAAATTTTAATACCAAGTTTACGGTTACCAATAAAGTTTGCTGCTGCTCCACTACCAGCGTTTCCTACGTTATCGGTATAACTTGCGTTAGAGTGTGGGTGGTCATAAACGTATACAACTACGTCACAACGATAATCCATACCGCCAGTTGAACCTGCTGCGCCGCTCTGCCAGTTATGGATAAAACGTTGCCATTTCCACAGTTGGTCTTGGTTTTCAAATACACCACGGTTAAATGAAATAGGTGCAAAGTCTGTTTGACCAACCATCTTGTGTGGGTGGGTGTTCATCCCACCTTCACGGTATTGGATTACTTCGTTAGTAACAGCCAAGCCACTCATAGCGGCAAAGCCAAGGTTACCAAGACCACGAGCAAAATCACCAAGTGGGTTTACTGCGGGTACTCCAGGAGAACCTGCAATTTGACCAATGGGCGATTGTACAGGTTGTACGTTACTAGCCGCACCAGCAGCAGGAGCGCCTAGTGCAGTGGCTAGTGTTGGTACTAGGAATTGAACCTCAAATTTAAAGGAACGGATTGGGTCTGTGCGTGTTAAAGGCATTAGTTTTCTCCTTAGAGTGTTTCTGTAGTGGTATTTCCACCAGCAAATTGGCTTACATTAATAACAATGAATTCCGCAGGCGATGACAAAGCAACTCCTACTTCAATGTGTACTTCTCCTGCCTCAACGACATAAGGAGGGTTGTTTGTGGCATCACAAGTAATGTAGAAGGCTTCAGCAGCACTACGTCCTTTTAATGCTCCAGACGACCACAGTCCAGACAACATGCCAGCAATGCTTCCTGCAAGTGCAGACCAAAGTCGGTCGCCAATTGGTTGGAATAATGCAGGCTTTGCAAGTTCTTCAACTTGAGCCTTAACGTAGTTAAGTGTGCGGCGGGCTGGGATGTATTTAGTGATGTCTGTCTTTTTAAGTGTGCGGGCACCATTAACAATTACGCCAGCGCCAGCAACATTCTTAAGAGTGTTGATATGTGCGGCATAAAGTGTTCCAACTTGTGCTTCCGTAAAGTTAGTTACTGTTCCAAACGTGTTTTGGAGAGTGTAACCATAACCAGCAGCAGCCCGACCAACGCCTTTTTCAGCATCTACACGCTGGTACAGACCAGCGATAGCACCACCTGGGAAAGTGTTACGCAACGCAGCAGAACCACGAACCGCTGGGTTTGTCATAGAAAGCATTCCGTAATACACAGCAACATAAGATGACGCTGTGTAGCCTGAAACAGCCGTAACAATGTCAGAAGCAACAGTCAATGCTGGATTGGGGTCTACAATCAAGAACGAGTTTTTGCGGGCATTGGGAGTAGCGTCAGCGCTTGTATAACTGACGTAGTCAATTGCATTGTTAATAATTGCAGTGGAACTTTGACCTACCAAGTTAATAACAAGTTGTCCTTCAACACCATCTAGTTTTGAAAGTGCTGTTGACCAGTCATTTGTACTAATAGCAGCACCATTTGCACCTGTTGTAAGGGTTGTGGTCGCTGCGGTAACGGTGTAAGCCGACCCAGCCGCTGATGCACCAACATTGGACATGGACACATAGGTAGAGTAGTTGTTTACTACTGTTGGTGCGTACCGAGCACTGTTAGTATCCAAACTAAGTTCAGACCAGTTTTCTACAGGTGTTCCGTCATAAGAAACTGCCAAGTTAAATGTTGGTTGGCTTCCTGCTGTTAGTCCAGCAGAGGTAGTAACGCTAATACTATTACCCCATGTGCCAACGCTTGGTGCAGAAATTTTAAATACTGTTCCACCAACGGTTGCAACTGTTCCTGCAATGTTTGCAAAAGCCGCAACAGAGGTGCTTGCACCTGAGGTAACACGGGTTGCATAAGCAGTACGTCCACCATTTGCAAAGAAGTGGTAAATGGCATAACCCATGTCATAGTTAACATCAAGGTCACCAAACTGCATTTTGTAAGAATTCCAAGATTGAATAAGGGCAGGACTTGAAGGACCACGTTCTGCGGTGCCAATAAAAGCAGCAGCAGAAGTAGATGGGCTACTTGCTACCTGTGTAGTAAAAGGACCTTCTGAAACATAGATTCCTGGTCGTGTGTATGTCATTTCTTCTCCTAAAGGAAGTAGTTGGTAAATAAAATTTTAAGAATTGATATAGTCAATAGTAGCGACTATCTCGGTTGCCTGCTTGGAGCCATATACATCAGTTGAAGGCAGTTCTGCCGACATCTGCAACGTGTAAACCTTTCGGAAAATCCTCTTACGGTAACCTGCTTCTGGGTCCAGAAGGTCTGCGGTTGACCAGTCAAGTAGTTCCAAACGGCGGTCTGTGTTATCTGCGGGCACATGAATAGAGCCTCTGCGGAAAGGGAAAATTTTAGTAAGCATGATGGATGACAAATAACGGTCATGCAAAGCGCTACGAGTAAATGTAGAGACTTGATACAAAAGGTCTACAGGGACAAACTCGTTAGTCATAAGGGTTTGGTAATCATTTTTATCTGTAAAATATGAAAAATCAGATGAAATGCTAGGCCAGTAATTTAAAGCATTTGGCATAACCGAAGCACCTACTGGGGCTGACGCTCCACCAGCCGTGTTGTAGTAATACAACTGGTTTTCAGAGTGTTGGCGATTCTTGGCATGAACAATGTCTAGCATTTCAATAGTGATGAAAGGGTAGTCACGCTCTGTTTCAGCCTCAGGATACCTGAAGAATACTTTAACAGGACGAGTTGCATTACGGTCATCAGATACTGTAATGCCCGTAAGACGGTTTTTAATTGCTTCGTCTTCTGCTAAAAGAAACCCTGTTTTGCTCATTTATCAGAACCAAACAATAAACCATAGGTGTTATTTACAACCCTGTTACCAAAGTTGTCTTTACCTCTAGCAGCCGCTGTGCGGAGGATTGGGGTTGGTCCAATGTGCTTGTACCCAAATTCCAAGTTTTTAACTTTGTTGATGTCTTCTCCAGATACATCAACAGAATAACGAAGCATTCTTTCTTCTTCATTATATTGAACTTTAATTTTATCTGCCAGGGTAGACCAATCACTGTCTGAGGAACTAGCCATATTACGAGTGATTTCTTGCTCTTCATCAGCAATATCTTTGATTGCTTGACTGATAGCGGCTTTGTAGTCTTTAACAATCATTTCAGCATATTCAATTACTGAAAAAGTGCCCTTTAAAAGAGGGCCAGAACTAGGGGTATTAGGAATGGTAGAGGAACCTGACATAGGTAAGTCCTTACATAGTTCTGGGCAATGAGCACCTTGGCGCTCACCAAGGATAATACAAGTTTATCAAATTCCAGGGAGTGCTGTAGGCCATGGGTAATTGGTGACCACATAAGGGTCTGGACCTGGGTCAAAAGGCATTTCTTGGTTAATATAAACCTCTAGCCCTTCCACAACTACCAAAATGTCGTCCCTAAGGCGACCACGCACACGGTAGGACATTACAGAAAAATATCTACCGTCATACAAAAACATGTCATTAAGGTGTTCTCTGTACTCAAAAACACTTTCAATTCCTGCATCTCGGAAGTCTGAAACAGAAGCAACCAAGTTAACAATCTCTACAGGCTGACGACCTTCAGGAATGGCACGCTTGGTATCTTCTGATTCTGTAACCATGAGGACAGGGACGGTAATACCAGTCTTAAAAGACTTTCCCCCCGTACCCCGTACACCTTCGTCATAGACATCATCGTAGTAAGAGCCTGCACTGGCAGCGTTTGCTAGTGGCTTATGCTCATACCAAATGATGCTTTCACCAGCATAGGACTGGTAACTGCGGTATTGCTTGCGAATGTTGTTCGCTTCGGCACGTAGGTCCATTAGAAGTAAGCGTTACTCGTATAACTAGCAGGAGGCTCTGTATCAATAAAGACATCTTCCCTCAATGGTTCATTCTTTTCAGTAATAAGAATTTGACCCTCTGAGTCTTCAACAAAGATGCGCTCCATAGGACCATATTCACCAAGTTCTTTAGCCTTATAGAGAGGTACAAGACGGTTAGTGCTACGGGATACACGGCGAAGGCTGAACTGCTCAATACGCTCAGGACCAATGTTAAGGTTATTAGCACGCTTACGGTACTCAAGTTCCCATTGTTGGCAGAGGCTTTGGAGCATGCGGAAACGCTGAGAACCAGGTATATGAATGGACTCAGAAGTCATGACATCAATGTCACGGGCATATTCTGTCATAAGAGCCTGTAAGGCTTCTACGAGGGCACCAATACCAATAACATCTAAAACTGCTGGATTAGCCTGTTCTAGGGGTACGTTAACAGTTGGTTTATGATAGTTAATTGAATGCTTTGCGTAAAACTCAAGGTCAGCAGGTAACATCCACTCGTAGTAATAACCTTCAACGAGCAGTTTGCTGTTAGCAGCAGGGGTAGCAGCCAACCTCACAATACCATTTCGGGCATCTATTGAGTAGTTTGTAGACGTAAGCGTGGTAACGCTTGCGCCAGCAACACTTGCAACCCAAATAGTGCTGGTGTCAATGTTAGGTTGTCCTAACTCAAAAGTACGCCCAACAGCATCAAAGTTGACTTGGAAAAACTTAGGAAAATCACGCAAATAAGTTCGTGCTACTTCTACAACGTATTCAAGGGGTGTCTGTGTCATTATTGGTCTCCTGAGCCCTTTCCAGGGATAGTGTCACTAGAAGGTTGATTCATCTGTGGCTGTTGTTCACGAAAGCGGTGAGCAGTAACAGCACGAACTTTAGTGATATCGGCTAAGGTACCAGCGGGTAAGGGTAGGTCACGAGTCGTCATTTATACTTACCAACTTCCAATAGGGCACACTGCATATTTTAGTTTACTTTTAGTAGGCATGTAGCAGCCACATTTAAAGCATTGGTGTGTAACGAGATAATGAGGACACGCCTCACATATTGCCATTCTGGCAGTTTGTGTGATGTCGTCAACTTCTGGAGTATCAGGGTTTAACAACGCCATTGGCGTAACTATTCCCGCTTCTTGTTTGGCTAAATTATTAGCCTTCCATTCTTTCCATGGGCTCATGATTTAGTTACTGGCGGTGCTTTAAAAATTTGACCATCCCAAATATCTCCAACATTGGCGTTGTCAACTAAACGCAATACAGGGTTAGATGCAAGCACTGCTTCTATCATTTCAAAGTTAGAATCATTTGAAGTTGACATAATTGGGAATCGCAATACGGCTTCACCATCAACTTCTACAATTAAAAATTTCATTGTTATATCATTCATAAGTTTTCCTTAACCAAAATCTTGACAGGTGCCACAGTTTGTTGGGGTAATTGTACGTGTTCCGTTACATGTTGTTACAGTATAGTAAGCAATACGGAATTGGCCTGGTGGACAAGCATCACATCCACCTGACGCATCTGGGTAACCAATAAATGCCACAAAGTTTCCAGGAACGCCATCGTAGTAGTAAGTATAACCATTAGGACCAACAAAGTCCGCAGTGTTGGAGGTTGTGCAGCCACCATCGCAAGTAGGGCTGGCGTAAGGTGCGCCGTAAGTAACCGTGTTGGTACAATTATTTGTAGATTTGTGCGGGGTAGTTGTTTGTGTACGCAGTCTTCGTCCAGCACAAAACCCATCGTAATAGACTTCTGCGGTGGTAACAGCATCGTAACAAGTGCTATTACAATCAGAGGAATCATAAGGGGCACCATACGTTGTGCTTGAACCACAACCACTGCCAGACTTAGGGTTGGTAACTGTTTTAGTGCGTAGCCTACGGGTATCGCAAGAACCGTCATAGTATTCTTCAGTGACAGTAGCAGCATCATAACAATCAGTGCAGTTAGGACTAGCAACAGTCACAGCCCTTACATCATCAGGGCAACCAAATTTAGTGCGGGTCGTTGTTGTTGTTTGTGTCCTGCCATTACAAGTGCCTGTGTAAGTAATGACATCTACAGGTTCAGACCAATCACGCCCACCAGCAGCATCATGTTGACGACAGTCAGTCCAAGCACGCTCCCATGCCGTATTAGTAGCGTTACGCACTTCCATCTTTTTGGCGTAAGTTTTTACAGGAGAAGGGGAACCTGTTACCCAAGCCCAAACAACTGAAGCAGTGGTCCAACTTGAGTTACCAGCATTACGTCCTTTTAAAATGCCCATAACTTAAATCTGAACCCAGATGTCTCCAGCCTTAACAGTGGATGGTTCAGTGGGACTAACAGTGACTCTAGCGACAGTGTTAGTTGTGTCAAGCATAGACTGAGTTACTTTACCTGCGCCGATTGCAGTGGTCAAAGTATAAGTACCTGTGGAAGAAGCAGCAGAAGTTCCTGTAACGTCCCCAGAGAGCGCTACAGTGCGTCCTGTGGCATTCTGGAAGTTAGTAGCGGTAGCAGCATTTCCGACAACACTGCCCGTTAGGACACCTGCTACGTTGCCTGTAAGGCTTGCCGTAATTGTGCCAGCAGAGAAGTTACCACTAGCATCACGTTGAACAACCGCATTGGCAGTATTGGCGCTGGTTGTTGCAATATACTCAGCAAGGTTTTCCCAAGAACCACTGCGCTTAATCCAAAGCATGGATTGACCAGTGGCTACAGCAGATGTATCTACCCAAAAGTCTCCGTTATTGCCATCACTGTTTGTAGGAGCGGCAGTCTTTAGCCACGTTGTGTTACTTAATACAAATTTGCGTTTATCTATGATAAGAGCGTTAGTTGCGTAACTAGTAACTGTTCCTGAAGGGCGATAAACAGAAGCAAGAAGAACGTCCCCGTCAACAAGTGCTGGAAATACAGGGTTGTCACTGCTTTCAGAACCTTTACGAAACGTTGGTGTTTGTGGGGCACTTGTGGGGATAACAATGAGGTCAAAGCGTGGGTTAGCACCACCTTCATCAAGTGTTAGTTGAGTGGCTGTACCCTTTGTGTGGTACACACCATTGACAAGAACTTTATATGGGGCAATTGCTACGCCCTGCCCAATAACACTTTGTTGGGTTACTACACCATTAGTGGCATAGTTAGTTGGGTCATAGACAACACCAGAGGTGCCATCACCAAGTACTTGAAAGTCTACGCTATCGGGCTCAGATTGGTCACTAGCACCGTTTGCTAACGCTAGGGTGTAGTTGGGAATGGTAAAGCCCATTAGTTACCTCAGAGAGTGTCGTAGATGTTTCCGTTGGTCTTGAGGTACTCATAGAGGTCTGCTGGAATATGGAAGGTTTTTCCATCTTCAAAATCAAACTTCTGGCTACCCCAATGCATTAGCCATGTGCCTTTTACACGAGCACGGCGAATGTTTGAGTCAGTAACAGGCTTAGATACGACTGTTTCAGTCTCATCGTCCTCAACTGGTTCTGCAAATATGTTGGTCTTTTTTGTGGTCATTTTGACTCCTAGTTTATGTAACGTAAATTGTTGTGTTAAAGGGGGGCCTTGCGGCCCCCCTTCTACATCTTAGTAGATTGCAACTCCTTAATTAGGAGATTGCACCACCCTTTGTGTTGATGAGTACACGAGACTCTGCGGTAATTACACCGAAGCCCCAGATTGCGTACCATGACAAACCATGCTCACGACCGAAGTCAATGACACCACCGTCACGCAGTTCAACTGGCAATGCGATTGCCTGTCCAAATGCGTTGTCACCAATCATGATGGCTGAGTATGAAGTGTTGGTTGGGTCTGTAGCAAGACCAGCAGCACCACTCAAGTCAACAACATCAGTTCCAGCGGTTTGACCCTTAAGAACTTGCGTGGTTTCAATGAATACTACGTCATACAGACGACCAATTTCACCAAGCATGAAGTTACCTGGAGCGGCATACTTTGTTACTTCAATGAATTCAGGCCAGTCACGAAGCGCACGGCTCTGTGAAGGGTGTACGAAACATACGTAGGTATCGCCAAGGCGAGGAATGTTCTGTCCAGCGAGTACTTCAACTGCATCCTTGATGGCAGCAGGTGAGAGCCAACCTGGGTTAGAAGCAGTACCAAGAGTACCAGCCTCGTATGGTGCAATACCACCACGAGCGCTAGGAGGGGTACGACCGAAGACTACTGAAGGAGCAACGGCTGCGCCACCACCGAATGGTGTTCCTGGTGCGTACAAAGTGTTACGAGCCTGGATGTCCATGGACTGAGCCATGTGACGACCAAGAAGTCGTGAAGACGATGCCATAACATCATCAAATGATGCGTTAAGAAGGAGTTCAGTAACTGCAACAGCCTGACCTTGTTCCTTAACGGTGATTTGAATCTGGCTTGCGGAAAGAGCAACTGGCTCCATACGAACACCTTCAGTAAGTTGAGCACCAGTGGCTTCGCTGACTGAGAGGTTGTTGTAACGCATAAAGTTGATTGTCAAACCAGGCATAACTCCGAGTTCCGTCTTCTTGACGGCAAACTGTTCAAAGCGTAGAACTGGCATTGCTTGGAACAAGATTTCCTTGGACCAAATTTGCTGAATTGCTGGAGAAAGTGTTGAATCACTTGAGTAGCCTGTGGTTGTAATAGAACCAAGACCTGCTCCTGTAATTGCGCCACCTTGTGGGGCTGGAAGGGCCATATAATTATCCTCCGTGGATAGTTGTTGTTTTTAGGTTAAAACCTGCCCCGTGAGGGGCGGGCGTTGAGGAGCCTGTCTCGCATCTTCATGTACTGGTCCATCGGCATGTTGCGGATATCCTCCGCTGTCAATGTTTGGTATTCCGTCTGAGTTTCCATTGGCCCAACAGGGGGAGCCGTTACGGGCGCACCCCGCAGGCGACCTTGCTGTTGCGCAGTCGCTTGCTGGATTGACTCAATAATAGCATTACTTCTCTCAGTAAGCACAGCAATTGAATTATCTATCTCTTCTTCGTTATTACCAAAGACAAGGTCTTGTAGTTCAGGGATAATGCTGTCAGCAGCATCTTGAACACGACTGTTGCGATAAGCCGTTAATTGCTGGATACGGCGCTCTTTATCAAGGAGTGCTTCCTGTGCGGCACGCTGTGTTTCAATAGCATCAATGCGTGCTTTGTAGTCTTTTTCCACACTGTCAAAACGCTGAGTCCATTCATCTTCCTTTTTAAGAAGAAGTTCTTTAGCGCTGAGTTCATTAAGTTCACGCTGTTTAATAATCTCGTGTTCTTGCTTTGAACGCTCATCCGCTTCTTTTTTGATTGCTTCACGCTCTGCGCTAATGATAGCCATTTGCTCTTCCATGCTTTTTACACGGGTATCAGCCTCTTCAAGACGCTTATACATCTTGTCTTTTTCCTGTTTACGGATGTTCTCTACTTCATCCTCAGAAAAGACTTTAGAGTTACTTTTCTTCATTGCGTCTTCAACGAACTGTTCCACTTGTGGAGCATCCGCAGGGACTGAGATAATGTCCCCTTCGGGACCTGGGTTTCTTGCCATGAGTATTACCTACTTTGTTAGTTTGGCTTATATGAACTTGTTTAGTGCTACGTTTAGTTATCTTCGTCAGGGTTACGGCGTTGTGCAAAACGAGCGCCATAAGCCCTGGATACTATCTTATTTACAATTTCCTCTTCCATCGGCATTGCTGCACCAAGTCCAGGCATCGGAGAAGCGGGGCTTCCCGATGTGTTTACATTACCACCTTCTGAAGGTGCAGGCTGGGCACCTCCGTCAGGCTGTGTAACCATTCCAGTAGCAAGCATGATGGCTTGCTGAATCTGCGCACGCATCATGTCCAAGGCACCTTGGTCAATAGCGTCATCTTGCAGTTCTTCAAAAATTTCAGATAACTTCTCACGTGGGAACTCTTCACCAAGGATGCGCAAAGCGCCTTCTTTTGATTCAAGCCCAAGTTGCATCTTGGCTTGCACTTCATTCAACTTGATAAGAACATCAATAGGAAGTGGTTCAGGCCAGTGAATAGTTGTGCGGTAAGTAAGTGGGTCAGCAGGGTCTAACTGTGGAAGTTGGTCACGCTCTGGTTCTGAAGCCTTACTTGGGTCATACGTTAACAACCAAGGTTCAAAGATTGCAGCAGTACGAATAATAATTTCGTTAACACGCTCAAGACCCTTAGTAAAGTGAATCTTTTTCATGCTGTAGCGGTTCATCATTGGCTGATACTGAATAGCCAAAGCCACACCAGAAGTGTTAGAAATAGGTTGCATTTGACCAAGAGCAGTTTCTGGAACGCCTGTAATTTCATGCATTGTGCGCTTAATGAAATTGACATATTCCAAGGCACCTGACATCTCACCACGAGATTCAAGGTTGAATACGTTGGCATCCTTAGGAAGACCAGCCCAAACCTTCTTAGGTCCACGCTCCAACTGGGAAGCCTTGGCACCAGTAATGATTGTTACAGGAGCAGCATGGTAGTTAATGATATCTGAAACTTCAGTCATCTTTTCATTAAGTTCACGGTTAAGTGGGATGATGTCCCAGATGTCTGACTGACCCCAAGGAGAAGAAGAAATTGTTACGTTAGGAATGTGTACAACAGGTATTTGACCTAGAGCATTAGGGTATTGGTCAATTAGTTCATCATTAACAAACTGCTGGACCATATCGTCAGACAAGATTTCAACAAAAGTGTAAACCTGACGAGTACCTTCAGGAGATGTTCCCCAGAAACGGTATTTAAGTTTGAAGCGAATTAAGCGGTCACGGTCATGTGGGTGGTACTCAGGAAAGCAATGTGCTGGGTTAAGGGGAATAATACGAATACGCCCCTCATGCTGCAAGCCCACAGAATCCACATAAGGCTCTTCGTAGGCAATCTTTACGAAGCAATCGCCTGTTACTGACGCTAGTTGTCCCATTTCCCAAAGTACAAAATGTTTGTTGTTATCGCCATCCCACACCCTATGAAGGAGTGGTGGAATTACAGCAGCATTTTGTTCAGGAACATGAAATTGAATACCTTTACCAAAACAAAAGTTGGTGATGTAGTCCGACATTGTACGGACGTAGTTCATGTAGAACTGTGATTCACCCATCTCACGGCGGTAAGACCAGTGGTGCCCAAGGTACCAAGCCCATGCGGCTGAATAGCGGTTTAGGCGTGGTCCATGGACCTCAAACTCTTCGTCAGCAAGTTCTACTAGCCCTAACGGGCTAATGGCAACTGTTAGGTCGCCTGATGCTGCTCTATACGATGGTGACCAGAAGTCAACTGCCATGGGTTAGACCTTACTACAGTTTTACTGAGCAGTTTTCTTAGCGGCTGCCTTTTTGGCTGGAGCCTTCTTAGCGGCTTCTTTTTTTTCTTCAACAGCAACAGTAACTTCTTTTACAAGTTCAGGAAGTTCCTGTGATGCCTTGGTAAGGAAGTTAGCAGTGCCCTTGTCACCAACGAGGGTGCTTGCATATGCAAGACCTGTAATAACGAGTGGCATGATTGCGGCTTGTGCGCCTGGGTCAATGTTTGCCTTAGCAAGGAAATAAGAAAGTGCGCCAACAACTGCACCCTTTAGCGTTTGGTCTGCGACCTGTTGATTCTTCGTAGCCATGAATGCTCCTTGTGATAGGGTATCCTTTAATAATACTGTATCTAGAGACTTACTGCTCTTGAATCTGTGCATAGAACGGAGGACCTGTATGAGGGTCGTAATGAGCAGCAACGGTAAGGGCCTTCAAGGCAAGACTTTTCGCTTGGGTAGCAGTCAACTTCTTCTTGGGAAAAAGAGCCTTAAGAGCACCCAGTGCGTATGGTCCCCCCGTCCCCAACCCATAGAGACCATTGTTGTCCGAAGCCCACGAGTAATCGCTGTCAATGACATAGATGACACCGTGGATAGCAACAAGGATTGATGAACCTTGTTCTGCAATGTGGTCTGATTGGTCATTAGTAGG